CATCAATGTATTCGATTGAAAAGCAAACACTACTCTCTCGTCCTTCGGGACAAAAGCGACTAGTTACGGAGGTCCGAATAGACCCACCATGTAACCCATTTCTTCTAAAAGGGGAAGCGCGACAAATCTGGTTTGAACAGAACTCGCGTTTTCACTTTTTACCCACGGTAACTGCCTTAGCGGCCCAATACGGTTTAAATGAAGAAGAGGTTAAAAGAATTATTGAGATCGTTGACGCAATTACAAGTTTATACGTCATTTTTGGCTATATTGGCCCACGATCCGAGAAGTATATGACGCATCACCGTTTCCCAACAGAGAAAGGTAAGAAAAAGCGGGCTCTTATTTTACAGAGCAACTTCTCATATTTAAACACGATTCGATTATTATTGAATTACGTGTCAATCAACAAGGAGGGTTCCTGGGTTAAACTTTTAAAGTGGAAACTCACATCCTTTTTTGCAATTTATCGAGGCGAAGAATTAACGCCTAAGCCTGATTTCTCTAAACTCTCTGAGAAACAGTTAAATCTCCCATTCTACCTACCTAATGTTTTACTAGGTGGTCAGTACCATAGATTCATAATGACTATGCGGGAAAAAGATGCAGATAAATTTATGCAATTCGTTGATTCTGTTCTATACCTTAAAAAGGGAATGCCAAGTGTGCCAGTTAGTCTTATCCAAAAAGCGATGGACGACACTGTTAAAGAGTTAACAACTCCGTGTGCAGCTGACCCTATTGAGGAAGAAGATTTCTGTCCTTTTAAGAAAAATAAGGAAGAAATTCAAGAGGCTTTACGCCGAACTACTAGAGAATTGTTCGGGCGGCAGACATTTACTGCCGAAGAAATATATGAGCCTTTCTTTCCATCAACCTCCGCAAATTACAATTGGAGTCGTGATGACGGGGGTGCTCTTTCTGAGCTATATCATCAGGGATATTTTGGAGAAAATGTCACTGGTATATCGTTTGGTAGCCATACTGGATCTTTGTATGGTAGAGTGTCCTCTTATTACGGTGTTCTTGGAAAAACAGAACAGATGAAATACGAAATCGAATCTCAACTTGGTTATGAACCTACTGAGGATGAGACGATACTTGTGGTTGACCCCACTGACTTAAAGGAGTCCTGGAAATGTATCTACAAAAAATTATGGGATGCTTCACTAATTGAAGTTCCCCTCGTAGCGCCAGTAGGCCTCGCTGAACCTTTAAAGGTTCGCGTGATTTCTAAGGGACCACCTTGTCTCTAC